AACTACAGCGTGCTCTACACGAACTACGTGACCGTGTGCGACTACGTCGCCGACGGCGAGCAGGCCAACCTCGCGGTGCGCTACGCGGGGTTCAAGCTCGGCGCGAACGACGCCAACGGCGACCCGCCGAAGGCGCCCTTCGTGACGACGCCGCAGCAGATCCGCGCGTCGATCCTCGGCGACCTCAAGGGCTACGAGGAGCAGGGGATCGTGCGCGACGTGGACGCGAACGCCGAGCTCCTCGCCGTCGAGCCCGACAGCGGCTCCCCGGGGCGCGTGAACATGAGCATCCCCGTCGAGCCGACGCCGTGGCTCGTGCAGATGGTCGGCACCGTGCAGCAGATCCAGAGCGTGTGACCGGAAGGGGCTGAGAGACCACCATGGCGATCCAGTACAGCAGGCCGGGGTACATCAGCGTCGGCGGGCGCGTGCTCCTCCAGGCGTCGAAGATCGACGTCAAGTTCGACAGCGGCAACAAGGACGTGGACACGCTCCAACTCGGCCGCGCGGGGCACTCCACGGGCCCGCAGAAGGTCAGCGTCGACGTGTCGTCCGCCGTGCCCGCCGCGGGCATCGAGGGCGACATCATCCAGCGGCTCGTGCAGGCCGGGACGCAGTCGTTCGCGATGACGTTCGCGGGGACGACGTACAACATCGAGGGCGACATCCGCACCGCCGGCTTCATGACGGACGTCGGGTCGCCCAACGGCACCGACTTCAACGTGAGCGGGAAGCTCCTCAACACCGCGAGCGCCGCGTGACGGACGTCGCATCGCTCGCCGGCTCGACGCCGCTCGCGCGGCTGCTCGGCGGGTACATGCCGCCCCGCAAGCGCTTCACGCTCGACGTGCTGCGCGCCGACGCGGCCGGCGCCCCGGTGACGATCACGCTCCGCCTCGCGGTGCGCGCGATCTCCGTCGAGGAGACCGAGGAGGCGCACGCCGAGGCGGTCAAGTACCTGACCACGAAGGGCGGCCACACGCGCGAGGACTTCATCACGTCGCAGGGCGACTCCATCATGGAGGTCGAACTGATGACGCAGGTGCTCGCGCGCGCCCTGATGGACCACGACGACCTCCGCGCGCCGTTCGCGAAGGACGCCGCGGCGCTGCGCGGGACGCTGTTCACCGACGAGATCGAAGCCTGCTTCCGCGAGTACAGCGCGTGGCAGGCGGAGCGGTCGCCGATCCGAGCCCTCCGCAGCGCGGACGAGCTCCGGGAGGTGGTCGACGCCCTGGGAAAAGGCCGAGTGGAGCGGACGTCGTTGCTGCGCTTCGATGTCATTTCGCTGACCGACATCGCGCTCTCACTGGCCGACCGGGTGCAGAAGCTGACGAGGCTGAGCTCCTCGGATACCTCGTCGCCGAGCGAGTCGCCCGAGACTTCCTCGACGGGGTCGGAGATCCGGGTCGAGATCCCGGGGCAGTGAGCGCGGCGGTCACCGCCGTCGCCGCCCTCATCGCGCAGCAGCAACGCAGGTAGCGCCATCCCCTCCGCGATCCTCAAGATCGACGCCGACACGTCGGGCCTCGCCCGCGCGCTCGGCGACGCCCGCGCGCAGGCGAAGGCGACGGAGCGCGCCGTCGGCGACGCCTTCCGCGGCATGGGCCGCTCCGCGGAGGGCGCCGCGCAGCGTCAGGCCGCGGCGGCGGAGCGTGCGTCGCAGCGTCAGGCCGCGGCCGCAGAGCGCGCCGCCCGCCGCGCGCAGGCCGCCGCCGTCAGCGGCGCGAAGGCGCAGGAGCGCGAGCAGGCGAGGGCAACCCGCGCCGCCGAGGTCGGGGCGCAGCGCGCCGCCATGGCCTACGTGCGCGCGGAGGAGCAGAAGCGCCGCGCCGCACGCATGAGCGCCGACGCCCGCGAGCGCGCCGAGCGCGAGGCGACGTCCGTCGCCCGCACCGAGGCCGCGAAGCGCAGCCTCACGGCGGAGCAGGAGGCGCGGGTCAAGCAGCAGGCGCTCGAACGCCTCACGCGCGCCTACGAGGCCGAGGAGCGCCGCCGCACGACCGCGGCGAAGCGCGAGCAGCGCGAGCGGGATCGCGAGGCGAGGCGAGCGGAGCGCACCGCGGAGACGGAGCGCCGCGGCGTCGCGTCCACCATCTCGCAGGGCGTCACCGCCGCCGCGGGCGCCGCGGGCGGCTTCGCGTCGACGAGCCACGGGCTCATCCAGGGCGCGCGGCAGTCGCGCGCGCAGGCCGACCGCACGATCGGCGACGCCGTCCGCAACTCCGGCGGCAGCGCCCGCGACGTGGCGGCGGCGCGCGACGCGGTGCGCCGTTTCGTCGGCGACACCGGCATTGGCTACGACACCGTCGCGGGCGCCCTGAGCCTCGGGCAGGGGCGCGGCTCCGCGCTCGAGGCCGACGAAGGCACGACGCGCGGGCAGGCGCTCACGAACGCCCTGACGACGATCCGCATGGCGAACGCCGAGGGCATCGACGCCGGGCAGCTCCTCGCCGCCCGCGGGCGCCTCGGCGCCGCCGGCCTCCGCGGCGCGTCGCTCGACGAGGCCGTGCGCATGACGATCGGCGCCGCGCAGCGCGGCAGCGTCGAGGTCGAGCAGATCATCACCGAGGGCCTCCCGGGCGCCTCGCGGCTCATGTCGCAGCGCATCGGCGCCCTGCCGCCCAACGCTACCGAGGCGCAGCGGCAGCGCACCGCGCTCAACGCCTACCGCGAGAGCGTCGCGATGCAGGAGGTCGCCGCCTCGACGGGGCGCCGCGCGGGCAACACCGCGAACGTGCTCTCGGCGGTCAACAACGCGCTCCAGACGCCGCGTCGGCAGGAGCAGATCCTCACCAACATCGACACCGCCGCGTCGTCGGCGAACGTCCACAACGAGGAGGGCCGCCGCCGACGCGAGGCGCTGCTGCGCTTCCGCGAGGAGATGTTCGAGCGCGACCCGACCCGCAGCGGCAACGCGATGCGGCTGCGCGAGGGCGTCACGCCGCTGTCCTTCTCCGCCCGCCTCGCCGAGGTGACCGGCGGCAACGCCGCGGCGGCGGCGAACATCCTCGCGGGCTCCGGCCACGGCAACCCGCAGAGCTTCCAAGCCAACTGGCGCGACCTCGTCGCCTTCCTCGGCGGCCGCACGGCGACGGGCGAGACCGGCGCGCAGCGCGTCAACGCGATGATGGGCGCGACGGTGGACACGGCGACGATCGCCGAGCACCAGCGCGACGTCGAGAGCGACGACCTCTCCAACCTCACGCGCGCGCAAGAGGCCGGCACCAACGCGCTGACGAACAACACTGACGCGGTCAACAACCTGTCCAACCGCTTCGCGGATTGGGCCGCGGCCAACCCGCTGCACTCCACCGCCGCGACCATCGGCGGCACCTTCCTCGCGAGCACCGTCGGGCCCGCGCTCGCGAACCGCATCGGGTCGTGGGCGTCGGGGACGCGCGTCGGGCGGATGCTCGCCCCGGGCGGCGGCGGCGTCCGCGGGCTGCTCTCGGCCGCGCGGGGCGGCGCCAGCGGCCTCGCGGCCCGCGTCGGCGCGCGCGGCCTGCTCGGCCGCGTCGGCGGCGCCGTCTTCGGCGTGCCGGGGCTGCTCTCCGAGGGCCTCTCCGCGATCGGCGCTTACGGCGGCACGTCGCAGGACGACGTCGAGCGACAGCGGCGCGAGGGCGCGGAGTGGGAGCGGCAGTCCACGCGCCTCTCGGGCGAGGCCCGCGCCGCCGGCCGCGCCCCGCCCACGGCCGCCGAGATCGGCGCCGCCGTCGCCGCCGCGCTTCGCGCGTCGCCCCTCACCGCCACCGTGGCCCCCACCGACGCCGCGCAGGCCGCGAGCCGCGCCCCCGCGCCCGGACGCTGACCGATGCCGACGGACTTCGACCGGCTCTCCGAGGCCACCTATCAGGGCGTGACGTTCCCCGTGAGCGACGCGCCCTGCGAGGGCGGCAACGACTTCGCGGAGCACACCGCCTACCGTCGCGCGGGCGCCGACATGGAGCCCACGGGCTGGCGCGCGTGGTCGGGCTCGCTGACGATCCCGTGCATCAACACCGAGGCGCTCACGCGGCGCTACGGCGTGCTCTGGCCCGACAAGCGAACGGAGCTGCTCGACCTCTTCCGCGAGAACCCCCGCGGCGAGCTCTCGCACCCGCTGCTCGGCAACCTCGTCGTCGCCATCACCGACGTGTCGCAGAGCGGCGGGAGCGACGTGCGCAACGGCGTGACGCTCACCGTCCGGTGGAAGGAGCACAACGCCACCCTCGCGCTGCTCATCGGCGCGGACGGGCTCCCGGCAACGGACCCCGTCTCGACGGTGGTGACGCGCGCCGACGTCGCCGACGCCGCGGGCGCGACGCTCGCGGGCTACAAGCCCGTCGCGGCGACCGTCGATGAGCAGGCGACGTACCTCGAAGAAGCCCCGCGGGCGTTCTCCGAGGTCGCGGCGGCCTTCTCGCAGATGGAGGCGCTCGTCGCGTCGAACCTCGCGCTCCCGTCGGTGCAGGCGATCGGCGGCTACGCCGCGACCGTCGCGCTCCTCAACCTGCGCGTCGCGCTGCAAGGCTACAAGGCGCGCTTCACGCCGGGCGCGTCGAGCGTCCGCTACTTCGTCGTCCCGACGACCATGAGCGTCGCGGAGATCGCGGTCGCGGCGTACGGCGACGTCTCGCTCGTGAACCTGCTCTACTCTGCCAACGCCTTCCTCGACCCGCTGCAAGTCGGCGCGGGGACCGTCGTCACCGTGCTCCCGTCGAACTGATGGCCGTCGACCTCACGCCCTACGAGCACCGCACCGAGCTCTCGCTCGCGTCGTCGGGCGCCGTCCTCGACGTGTGGGACGAGTACGCGATCTCGCTGTCGATGCTCGAGCCCGGCAGCCCGTGGACGTTCACGTTCTGGCGCTCCGACGCCGTGGACACGGGGCTCGACGGCAACCGCTCGACGCCGTGGAAGGTCATCACGCGCGGCGTCAAAGTCTTCGACCGCGTGCTCGTCACGATCGACGGCGCGGTGCAACTCAACGGCCGAATCGAGACGCGCGCCATCCGCGCCGATCGTGGCGGCGGCGCCGTTGTCGTGGTCAACGGCCGCGACCTCGCGGGGCCCGCGATGGACTGGGACGTCGACCCGACGATCACCATCAAAAACACCGCGCTCTCCACGGCCGTCGAGCGGTGCTTCGCGCAGCTCGGCATCCCGGCGCACACCGTCGACAGCGCGGCGAACGTCGCGGTGACGGCGCGCGAGGCGCCCGGCCCCCGTCGCACCAACCGCCGCACGCGCCGCCCGCAGCCCGTCGACATCGCGCACCCGCGCCCCGGTGACCGCGTGTGGCCCTTCGTCGAAGGCATCGTCAAGCGCATCGGCTACCGCATGTGGGTCGCGCCGAGCGCCGACGGCGAGCTCGCGGTCGTGGTCGACGTGCCGAACGACACCGCCGCGCCGTCGTACGTGCTGCTCCGCCGCGAGGTCGCCAACGGCGACGGCGGCTATGAGGGCAACATCCTCGACGGCGGCGAGACGATCAACACGCGCGCGGCGCCGACGACGGCGACGGTGTTCTCGGGCACGGCCCGCGGGACGCAGGTCGACGCGCGGACGCGCTCCGTCACGACCAACGTCGCCCTGACGGACGACGCGGTGACGCGGGGGCTGGTGCTGCAACCGCCGCCCGAGCAGCCGCGGTACCTCCGCGACTCGCGCGCCCGCTCGCCGGAGCGCGCCGCGCAGACCGGGAGCAACGTGATCCTCGACGCGATGGCGTCGTTCCGCGTGTACGAGTGCACGGTGCGGGGCCACGGGCAGACCGTGGACGGCGCGCGGCGCCTCTACGCGATCAACGCCATCGCCCGCGTGCGCGACGACGTGTGCGTCGACGGCGACGGGCAGCCGCTCGACGAGGACATGCTCATCACGGGCGTCACCTTCCGCCGCTCGCGCCGCGACGGCACGACGACGACGCTGACGCTTGTCCCCCGCGGCGCGCTCTCTCTGCTCCCGACGGAGGCCGCGTGATGCACGACGATTGGGACTCGGCCGACGTGGACTTCGCCCGCGTGCTCACGGCCGCGGCGTCGTCCTCGACGCGCGTGGTGACGGCGCAGGTCGCCGCCTCGGGCACCGAGTCCGACGTCGACAGCGAGACCGAGCGCGGCGACGCGGTGGAGATCCTCCAGCCCCTCGGGCTGATGGCCGTCCCC